GCCGCCGCTCGATCTCGGCTCTGCGTCTGAGTTCGTTTGTTGTAACCATATCGAGCAGGATAATTTCAAAATTTTCAGGCAGAGGTTTATCGTAATAATCCGGAAACGGGTGAGGTACTGCATTAGCATCTCCACCATTACCATAACAAGGATGGTCGGGAGCGGCGTACGATGCCATGATCTGGTGGTATTGTTTGTCATATAACACAAATATCCAAAATTCAGTACCGGATGACGTGATATACCGGCACTGAGCGGCCAAATCATTGGAGTCTGAACCCAAATATAACATTGAATACCACGAGCCGCCTGCCAATCCGGAGCTATTTGACAGGAAACTGGCGTTTAATGTCGCCCCTGCAACGCCATTTGAAAAAGCCGGCATAAACGCATATTCCCCGCCCGGCGTGGTGTAATGTCCTGTAGCGCCGCCAACCTGCCCTGTGGCGGTTTTTAGCATCGACTGATTAACTATTTTGTTACTGATAGCAACATCATCATATGTGGTATCCCCTGCAACGTCTGTATCCGTGTATCCACCGATCAGGCGGGCTTTGTAATACATCGCGGTTGCAGGTATGGTCATGGAATATTGATACCGTGCCCATGACGTCGGGTTTGATGTTGATGAATATACATCCTGATCTGATATATAAACCTTGTCTTTGTCAAAATATCTGATCTTGACTATGTTTTTTATCCCTGCGGCAGACGATTTTATACTAAAACCAATCACATATGCGCCTATAGGGCTGCACTCCATATACCCTGATTCGAGATATCCGCCGCCGTTACCGGCGCCTGATGCGCGGGTAAATTTGTACGCCTTCGCACCGTGGGCGGGTGTTGTTGTATCAAATGCCGCAGACCCGCCGGCATACAAATTCAGCGTCCAGTTGTCCGGCACACCGTCTGCATCGGTATCTATTTCAAACGATCCATTCGGCACTTCTACCGGGCCCCCGATTAATGAATATAAGTAATCAAAATTATCTTTTATTTTTTGAAATAACTCGGCCTTGCCGGGGCTGTCGACATCAACCTCTGTTGATAATATTGCGTCATATCCCATTTATCCTCCCTAAAATCAGTGAATAGTTTAAAATCAGTGAATAGTGAACAGTGAATAGTTTTAACTAACGACTATTCACTAACGACTATTCACTAACGACTATCGACTGTATTCAATACAGCACATACCCGTCGCTCCAATCGCTCATCTGTCCGTTTGCATCTGTGATAAACCCGGACTCTTTCTCTGCTTCCGTTGCGCTCGTAAAATCAGGTAATGTATTTGCGCCAACCCAAAACAATTTTTGTTTTGGGTATTGCATAGCTTTTAATACTATTTTATTCTCTTTTGGTTCCCGTTTAACGATTTGATACACATGTCTGGATAGCAAATTGCCGTCAATGCCGAGTATTTTATCGGTTGTAATTCTTACGTAGTCCCCTGTTTTTATTTCTGAATCCTTTAATTCGACTGCGAATGTATATATGAGTTGTGGATTTTTCAGCAGCCTGAGTATGCGTTTGGTCAGATTTGCAACATACCTGATAACAAAATCCTCATTCATATAGTCAGATCTGAGCCATCGGCACATTACCCGCTTTTCGAGCGACTCGTTATACATGTTTATCCCTTCGCCCTCCGCATCAACTGCAACATCGAGGCGGGAATAACTCGCCACCTCGTCTTCGTCTGCGGTTATTAATTTATCCCAGTATATTGACACCCTGCTTTTTCTCGACGAAGCGTTTAAATCAACGCTATCTGATGAGGCGATTATATTTTCATCGTCTGTAAATACCTGATACGCCCTGCCTGGGCAATTCGGGAGATTTTTTGCAATTGTTATTTTGAGGTCTTCTCCCATCCACGACTTGCAGTCAATCAGATCAATGATCTCATAATATAATTTGTCCAATTTTGTTGGCTCACTGATTAACGCTGAAAAATCCACCATAGATATGTCAAATGCTTTCAACGCCGTATATGCGGCATCATTCACATACGATGGGTCTATTCCGGCATCGGTTTTAAGCATGTCAACCAGTATGTCATACGGACTTTGCGGCTCGTAATATCGACATTTCTGTATTTTATCATTCTGACTGTGAGTTGCCGCCGTCGTGCCGAAACAACCCCTTGTGCAACCGGTCAGTTGATTACCTGTCTTTGCCGTATATAACACAACCTCGTCACCAATCCTGATATATCCGTCTGCCGCGTCAAGGTCTGTGCCGTCAGATACCGATATTGTCGTTTGCCCGGCTGTCATTGCAGCAGCCAGCTTGATATTTAATTTAGGGGGTATTTCTATTTTTGACAATTTTTTCAATAGATCAACGCATTCAACAATGACGCGTCCACCCTCCTTAATTGTAATACTATCGATGTTCCCCTCGAATTTCTGTTCAAAATCGGCGGCATCGAGTCCGTAAAATCCGTGATACAGTCTGATTCGCCTGCCTGCATAATTCGGGTTTCTGGCTATGAGCTTGCGCCAGAATGAACCCTGCACGGATGCTCGCATAGAGACGTATGGGTCTATACCTATGTCCGTATCCGGTTCGTCATACATTTCGACATTCACACGCCCCGCAATTGTCAAACTGGTTTTGATTTCTGTAGGCAAATGCTTCACGGTCGTAATGTAGGGTCTCTCGCCTGTCCTGAACGGCAAGGGTGCATTATTTGATGTAAATACATAGTCTTTTGACCCTTTGCTGTAATTGGTCTTATCTTTGCATGTCGCATATGTGTTGTAACACTGCCCCTGTATGCCGCCGCAGAAGGCGGTGGACAAACCACAATATAGCCCCGGCTTCCCGCACCAGTCTATGGCTGCGCACGGGCTCACACCTATTACATTGTTGCAGTAATCCAGCGTAATGATTGCCATTTCTACCGGGTACCGCGATAATGTGTTTTTTAGTGCATCATATGTCATATTTCGCGCACACCCCTCATTTTGAGTGATAATACATCAGTGTATGTCAGCACGCTGAATGGTGTTTCCAGACTGGCATCGTCGCCGATGGACACGAAAAATACATCCGCAGAATATGTATCGAGATCCCATACGAAGAAAAACGGTTTAAACAGCCGTGCATGATTCTGCCAGAATGGGATGTAATATGCATCGAGCCATGTTCGTGACACCAGGCCAAATTGTGCCTGAAGATTTAAAACAGGATTATACGTTGATACTCCGAGAATGTGGCCGTTTTTACTGCGCTCCACGTCTGCCGCCGCCGTTTCTGCATACGGGGTATACGGCGTCTCCGGCGGGTATTCAAATTGAATCTTGACGCCCAGCAATGCAACTGCGATCTGTGCGGCAATAGCGGCAGTAATTATTTTGATTCTCCAGTACCGCGCTGACGCCGAGACAAACAACTTCATAAACGCCTTATCAGACGTCGGGGTAAAACCTGCGAGCCGTTGCGTCCATGTCACGTTGTCTGATGAGGATTCGACGGATACTGTAGCCCCGGCGGTGTAAAGATTGTGGCCGATTACTGCGAGGCAGTCCGCGCTTTTTGCAGACCCGCAATCTATTGTAATGTATTTTGTGCCTGACGATGCGGCCTTCCACTGCGTATACGTCCGCAGATCCAAGATATTGAGTATATCATACCCTGCGGCGGTATCGGTAGCAGCCGGCGTCCCGTCCGTCAGTCTGTTGTCATATAATATTATTGGCGTCTGCATTTTAAAATCAGTCGATGCCTCCTCATGTCCTCATTCCCTCATGCCGTCCTCAACGGCTTTTTGTATAGACGGGATTATCTCGCGTGCGAACGCGTCATGATCTACAACATTGCCGGCGATATGCAGGTTAATTATCATAGGACGTTCTGATTGCTTCGTTCCAGTCGACTCCCATGCGTTTGTCGTAGGGGTGTTGTAGGAATACCCGCCTGACCCGGAGGGAGTTGCGGCGGTTGTGGCGCCGCCACCCGGCTGCTGTGATGCAATGGCAGCTATCCGCGCCATGCCAAAGGCAATCGCCATACCAGCCCATATCGGAGCCATAGCCTGTCCGAACGGCGGAGGCAGGCCCATTGCCTGTTTATATGCCCCGACAGCCATCATGTACGTATCTATTGTTGCCTGCGCGATGGCAAATGCTTTATATGCATTAAATGCCGCCTTACTCTGACTATTCGACAACGCATAAAATGACTGTGCCATGCCGGCCATAGCACCGAAGCTATTGCTTGTTATGGCGAGTCTTTGCTGGTTGTACATCTGCTCTTCGGCGAGTTTCATCTGATTATACGATTGTAATTGCGTAAACTCGTCGACATATCCCTGCTCACTCAACGCCTTTATGGCATTCCATTCATTGAGAGCTGCCTGATACCGTTGTGACGCCGGGTCGTTTCCCATTCCTATATCGGCTATCCCTTTGATTGACGATCCAAGCTTGCCGAGTCCCTGGCCTGCCTCGCCGCCAACCTGATTTGCCATATCCATCATCTGCGTCCATGTATCGTCGTAGCCTTTTTTCCGGTAGTCTGATTGTTTTTTAAGCAGATCGTTGAGTTCCTTTTGCTTTGCAATGTGTATATCAAATATTTCAAAGGCTAATGTTTCTTCCGTATTTAAAATTTGTCGCCCGGTAATCTCCTTTTCTTTCAGAAGTTCCAGCATCCTTTCAGTGGGATATAGTATGTCTTCAGCATAACCGATCTGTTCCAGTGCCAGGGTTGTCTCTGCCTGTTTATTCTGCAATGCCTTGATCTGTAGTTCATTCTTTTTGTGAGCGAGGGTTTCTTCATTTATCAGACCTGCTTTTGCGTTCCATTCCAGTACCTTTGTCTGGTGCGCGGCTTCCAGATCAAATAGTTTATTTTTTGTCTGTAAATTGAGAAGTACGATCTTATCGGCCAGTTTTTGTTCTTCCTCGTATGCCTTTTTTATCCGTTCCTGGGATTTATCATCATATTCATCCCAGTATTTTTTAAGCTGGGCAGTAGTCCATTGAGCTATTTTTGTTTTATCTGCCCCTTCTTTCGCAAATTCAGCCGCGCGGTGATGTATATGCTCAATTTCCGTCATGGTCAGCTTTGCAATCTCTTCTTTGATTATCTTGTTCATATCCTGGACTTTTCTTGCAGAGTTCATATCCGATGGCGGGGGAAGGGCTTTGCCGCCTCCAATATCCCCGTAATGGACAGCACCTTTCCACCAGTTTTTTTCTGATCCCTGCGCTCCACCGGACATAACCTGTTTTAACATCTCTATCTTTTGCCGGGTCGCCTCCGATGCGCCTCCGACTGCCTCGATCTCCAGTGCGGTAATCTCAAGCTGGTCGATCATCGCCTGGGTATTTGCATCAGCCGAAAATGATGATAAAGATTTTTTAAAATTCTCCATTTCCAATTCAGCCGCTCTTTGCTCCTGATAGTGGTTAATAGTTATATAGGTTAGCGCGCCCAGGGCAGCAGCGATAATACCGGCGGGCGTAGCTAACGCTGTAAATGACCTGTATGCCAATATCTCGGTTACTACAATCAGCTCTTTTATCTGCGCTGTTAATTTTGCCGCAGCCGCAACCGACGTGAGGGTTTGAAGTACGAAATATGATCCCATAGCGATAGAAGCGGCAATCAGTATTTCTTTTAGCTCACCTATCACTGATATGGTTATTTTGCCTGCCGTCCAGAGATTCTCAATTGATCCGACAGCCACGGCAAACGCAGTTTTGATATTATCCGCCCACCGGGCGAGATCGCCCGATGCCTTTAATTCAGCAAGTGTTCGTTCCCATGATTTGAGTTTATCGACAAATCCTTCAATTATAATGCCCAGGGCAGGGGTGAATAATTCTCCGAATTTGAGTTTTATCTCTTCGATAAACCGTGGGAGGGATGTCATGAGTTTGCCGACTGTCCCCATAGCCGCTTCATAGGAACCGGCAATATCCTTCCCCCGTTCCAAAACGAGATTCAATGCGATCTGCTGCTTTTCTTGAGACGACAGCGATTCCACCGTCCTCCCGGCTGCTGTTGCAAATTTCCTGTACGCAGACTCAAACTCAACGGTAACGCCGACGGTGCGCAATATTTCCGGTTGAAGCGTGGTGATGCCGTGCATCAGCCTCTGTAACGCCTCCGATGAATTGATATTTCCTATCACCGCAGCATCCTGGGCGACACGGGCCAGCTCTTGAGATTTTGTCAGATCAAGGTGTGCCTGCATCATGCGGATAATCGATTGTTCTGACTCCTGAGTGGTTATGCCCATCTTTCTGACGCCCTCGGCATAACTTTCCACCTCTGCCTTGCTATACCCGGCGTTTTTCCCTACGGTCTGCATGACGATGCCGAGTGTTTCCACCCTGGCGGCAAGCGTCGCCGCGTCCTTCAGCGTTTCAAACGCCTTAAATGATGCATACAGCGACGACAGGCTTGTTATCAGGCTCCGGAACCCGCCGTTCAATGCAGGGATTGCCGATGTAAGCCGCTCGGCTGATGATCGTAAGGATTTCATCCCCGATTCGGTCTGCTGAAACACGGACAATGCCCCCTTATTATCGGCCTGTATGACTATATTGACAGAGTTCATATATGTGCTATACTCTTTTCTATGATATTCATAACACTCGTCGCACTCTTAAAAGGTTTCCTCACCGTCGGTCTGTTTATCGCCGCCGCAGGGTTTTTTGTTGTATCCGATGTTATATCGGGCATCCTTATATGTGCCATCGCTGTTATCTCGTTAAGGGCGTGGTGACGCACCGTTCCATCCTCTCCATTTCATCTGCAAGCACCCCCATATCCATCCACTCTTCCACTGACAAATCATTCGCTCCAAAGGGATAACCCGCACGTTGGAGCCTATAGATGTACCAGATATGCCCGAACCATTCACTCGGTTCATATGGGACACTCCCGTCGCATTGAGCGCATTTTGCGGCAAGAAGCTCGCCTGATGTTTCCATGCATTTTTTTCGTTTCTCTGGAGTGCATCTGGCGGCAAGCCTCCTTAGCTCCTCGCCAAAGGGAGGATATCCTCCTCAATTGCCGTTTCTATCTCCACATCCGTATCGGACGCAACACGCGCCCCTTCATACACAACTGTTGCAAATGTCGATATAATGTCTGACGCCATACGTCCGAGCAATTCCCGCCAATCCTCGCGGTAGTTCGGGCTTTTCATATCGGATGATATGGGCCTGCCGGCAACCCCGAAATCCCCTTCCCGGAAACCTGTGAGTATGGCCAGACCGAGATCAACCTTTACCTTTGGGTTCAATATCAGCTTATTACCTTTCCTTTTGTAGAGCTTTGACTGATATTCAACCTCTTCCTGGGTGGTCGGGTTGCGGTAATACAGTTCTATTTCAGTGCCCGATCGGGCATCGCTTATTACTATTTTATTTGTTGCTGATACATCTAAATCCCTCATTTTGTCCTCCCTTTTTCTATGTTCTATGTTCAACGTTGAACCTTGAACCTTGAACCTTGAACGGTTTTATAATCAGCTTTGTCTTATTTTGATTTCCCCGTTGCCGGCGCTTAATGTCGGATGCGCGGTAAATGCCAGGGCGTACGTTGCCATACCTTCTCTGCCTCCAAGTTTCGGCGGAGTCAATACCGTGTTGCTCAATGTAATTACAAACTGATTGCCCGCAGCAGACCCGATTGTTGCCGTGATTGTCCCTGCATCTCCGTCTTCCCAGAGGTCAAAAGGATTAAACGATGAGAGCGCAACCAGTTCAGGGTCGATGCTGCCTTCAACCTCCCTCCCGACGATGCTGTATCTGTATATGCCGTTTGATGCATTGGCAGACATGCGTTTGGCAATCTTGTTTTTAATCGTGACCTCGAAGTTTTCAATGATGCCGGCGTAGGTGTGGACGGTAAATGTAGCGCTTCGGAACATAGGCGGTACAATCGACGTTGCCTCAAATGTCGGAGCAGGAAATGAGACATCCGTAACGGACGCCTTGCCGCCCCACAAACCGATTAGTGAGAATTCGAGGGTTGCGATTTCATTTGCTTTTGCAGACAGTTTGACGCTTTCTGCCATACACCCGAGCACCTTCCAGAGCACGCCATCCTGGTAAAACCAGATGGTGCAGGATTCGCCGGCGGCGGAGCTATTCGGATCATAATCAACATATGCTCCGCCTATTGATTCAGTGAGGTTTGCTGCTCGCAGCAACGCCGCTATTCTTGGCGGTGTTGTGGCTACACCCGATCCCCTGACTTCTACCGGGAATGATATTTTTACCCCTTCCCCGAGAGGTATTTTCTGCAGCGCCCCGAAATATGGCAGCAGAACCTTTCTCTCCCGGCTTGCATCTGCTATTTCAATAGATACCTTGCCGGTAAGCAATGCATTATCACCGACCGTAGGGGTAGGGTCATTACCGTATATCGATTCTACTTTTGCCAGGATTAATTGTTTTTCTTCAAGACTCATTGTTTGCCTCCCTCTTATCTATATTTGGCACAAAATCTTGTTTGTTGATGTCGTAACGATAGGTGCCGGGTTGCCTGTCCATACCTGCTACGGGAGATCCCGCGCTTTCCGCATCTTCCTGTTTTGTACATGCCTTCCCGAGCCTCGCGGCCATCGCCTCGTCATTCAGGTTCTCTTTTTGTGGTTTGCCCTTTGCCGCAGTTTTATATGATCCTGGTTGTCTATCCATGTTGCCTCCTTATATCGTTCTATGTTCTATGTTCAACGTTGAACCTTGAACTTTGAACTTTGAACGGTTTTATGTCGGTACGGCCAGATAGTGCCGCGTCCTAAATTTAATAACGTAACTTATCACCCCGTCCGCATAGTCGGACAATTCCCGCGACACACACATAAAAGGTTCTATATCGTCATTATCAAGCTGTTTCCCCTCTATCGCGTCTCTCACGGCATCGATGAGTGCATATACACCGTCCGCCGCATCCTTTTCCGATGAGAGGTTTTTAACCGAGACCAGACATTCATAATCGGTTTGATATATGGGTCTGGGTCGGCTGCCCGTGTTCGTATCTCCTGCAAAATATACAAAACATGCCGGATAGTTTATAGCAACGGGCGGTCTTTTCCGCCCCAGCGATTCGACGATCCGGAAGAGCTTGTTATCATCATCATCATCTTTTAGCGCCGCTATCGCCGTTATGATGTCGTCTTCGATGTCCGCTATGGTTGCCATCGTCTCTTAAAATCCTCTCATCTTCGGCCTGGTGAATATTCTGTCGCTTTCTGTCTTGTTGCATTCGGCGTATGACGCCCCTGTTGACGCTGTGGGTTCGGGGTCTTCGCCTATGGATATAATTCCTTTCGCTATGCCTTCGAGCTGCCTGATAGCATTTTTGTATCTCTCAGAGCGGGTTTCCGGTATGGTCTCAACGCGCCTGGAATACAGATTGTATATGGCTATATCCACAGAACATTTTTTGACGATATCGGGTACACTTGAAAATGGCACGGAGTAGCGTCCGCCGCAATAGCTGTCAATTTCTGCATCAGCCTGTGCTATCGCCTCGGATACCCTCGTGGATACCTGCGCCCCTGTACCCTCGTCGTCGGTCAAATCAGTTACATCCGCAGAGGGCAGCATCTTTTCTATATCTGTCTTTGTACAATATGCCATATCCGCCTCTTTTTCAGCTATCGGCTGTCAGCCGTGCTGCTTTTCTGTTTTTCTGATCTCTGTTTCCTGCTCCCTGCCGGTGCCTGTACCGGCGCCTGTGCCGGCGTTTCTTCAGTTTTTTCAATGGATCGTGCCGGCGCTTGCACCAATGTAACGCTAAGCATCGGTTCGTTCATGAGTATGGTTGCAGTGTCGGCATCTACATCCACTTCTACGGGCTGCCGGGTAAATTTCATCTTTGCCCGGTAAAAAGATTCTGGCTTTGATCTGATTAACAGCTTCATCTACACACCTCCCTTTAATCCAGATGATTAGATGATTAGAGGGTTAGAGGGTTTGCTAAACATCTAATCATCCAGTCTTCTAATCTTCTGTCAGCCAACCCTCCAACCTTCCAGCCTTCTAATCATCTGTTTTTCAACCTTCTAACCCTCCAAACTTCTGTATCTTCTATGTCAACCAGGGCACAACAACGAGTTTAGCCGAGTTGTACCAGACATTGCTTGCGCCGGTCGCATCAAACTGTGCTTCAACAAGAGCCTTGCCTGCCGCCTCGTTTGACGGGCTTACAACAAGGTGTGTCGGTTTGATGTTCAGAGGCGTTGTGTTGTCTTCTTTGGTAAAGCCCATCATTGCCGTCCTTGCAGCAGCGTAATATGTGCTGTTTAACGTCTGTTTGCTGCCGTATGCGAGCTGCCACAATCCATAGCCGACGTTCTTTCTGTCGTCTACGCCATAGCGGTATTTTTTGCGCATAAAGGCGTTTTCATCGTCCGGCTTATCCATAGACACGAACTGAGGCTGCTTTCTTACCTGTAGGATGATCGGTTTGATGGGTTTGCTTAAATCCATTAAATACCATGCATAAGATGCACCGCCGCCGTAGTTGCTCTGGGTGGATGCGCCCACAGGGTGGTCTGTGTCGAAGAAATACTGTCCGTCAAAGCAAGTTGTCGCAAACCCCGCAGCAAGCAGCGCAAACACAAGATAATCCGGATGTTCCTTAGCTGCCTGTGCAAGCCCCTGAATCATGGGGGTGTATACGCCTATTTGGTCGTCCTCAATGTCGTTTCTGTCTACCTCGATAGTTGCCTCATAGTCCTTATTTGTAATCTCATAATGGAATGCTGCCAGGTCTTTGATAACCCTGTCTCCAACCCATTCCCTCATCATCGGGAAGTTTCCCAGCCATTTGTAGTCTACGCTCCTGCCTGTTGACGGCACCTGCATGGCTATAATAGGCCACAAAGAAGATGCCGCTTCGAGAGCCTGGTTAAATATCGTGGAAAACGTCCTGTATATCCCTGTTAAATTTGACTGATTAACAATCATGGTTATTCCTCCTTTTTTATATCGTTCTATGTTCTATGTTCAACGTTGAACCTTGAACCTTGAACTTTGAACGGTTTTATTTACGCTGTCAGCAATTTTTTCTTATATTCAATCCACTGTGCCAGCATTATCACATCATCGGTGCCGAGCGTACCGTCTTTAGGCTTAATGGTCAGCTCTATTGCCGCAGGGTAGGCCGTCAGATTTGCCAGCGCAAGGGTCAACGTTACTTCCTGGACAGTCTTTGCAACCGCATCGCCGGTCATGGCGCCTGTGTCGCCGCCAAAATCGGCGTCAGCGTCGTAGAGTTCCCCGACATCGTTATTGTATGCGGCCACAGTAAATTTGGTAGCGTCTGCGCCTGTCGCTCCTGTCTTTGCGGCAAGGATATGCAGTACCATATTTGCTGTTACATCCGCATCGGGGGGAACTATAACTTTTGCGCCCACTGCAAGAGGAGCGGCATGGTTGTTCCATCTGATGCCAAGCCCTTTGGCCGTTACGCAATACCCCGGCACATCGCTTGCGCCGTCCGAGAATGCGGCTATTGCCACGCCTGCCGCGCTGAATGCCGGAGTAGGTATATTAATAACCCCCTTTGCCGACTTTAAATGCTGGTATATCTCCTGTAACGCCGCCTCAACCTCGGTCTGAGAGGTGAATGACCCCGCATCCGCTATGCTGATTGCTGATGCTGCGTGCGCGCCGCTTGCATCGGCAATATGAGTGGCCACGTCCGCCTGCCTGATGGCAGGTTCGATATCTACCCATGCATGGGTTGTGTCGATATAGCTTGCGATAATGCCCACGAAGATATCATTGGTTACATTTCCTGCAAGGTCTACCGATTCATCATCGGCGATAAAAACATTATCGCCTACGTTGGCTATGGTGATAGCGGTGGCGAGTTTCATCTTGAACAGCCCCCTGCGCCTGACTGTCACATTGATTGCGCCGTCTGCGCCAGACGAATTATCCGCCTGCTCGCGGGCGATGCCCATGAATATCTGGCCTGCCGTGTCCGCGCCGACTACCGCATAGCCTGCGGCATTCACACAGACAATAGCGCCTGCGTATATCTTGTCCCCGTCGTCAACGGGTATGGAGAGGTCAACGCCCTCCATGTATTCTGTTGTTTTGTCTGCTGATAAAGCCATATTACGCCTCCTTTACGCTGAATTTTTTGAATGTTTCGTCGTCTATGCCGCACATTTTGTTTATCATTGCCTGAGAGTCGTCTATTGCGCCGCCTTCGGACTTTTTATCTTCGATTACCTTTCCTTGATGCACCACAACAGGCGCCTTTGACACAAATACGTCAAAACCTGCAAGGTCTCGGGTTGCATATTCCTGTGCCCATTCTCTCTGGGCAGGGGTTATCTTGCCGGCATTTACGGCTTTTTCAACTGCATCGGATGCATCTTTCTGTGATAGTTTTGCAGTCAGGGTATTCACCTGAGCTACAAGATCCGAGACAGTGCCGCTGCCCTGTTTCATTGCCATAATAGTGCCGGTGATTTCCGATTCTGTAGCCCCCTCTTTGAGTCCCAGCACATCGAGAACAGCCTTGTTTGCCACGATTGCCGCCCCCTCGGCTTTTCCAGCCGATAGCTCGGCGAGGAGCTTATTCACAGCAACGATAGCCTCTTCTTCCTTCGCATCCTCGGCCAATCCGAGGAGTTTCCATAGATTCTTCATAATACTTACCTCCCTTTTTGTTTTTTCGTTTGCGCAATTTAAGCTGCTTTTATTCATCAACGGGACCATCCCGTCAATGTTCGGTTGATTTGTGAGCGCAACGTTGATAAGCCGCACCACCTTGTTGTCCTGCTTCCGTTTCAGAAATACCGGCGATACATACCGATATTCTTTATTCTCAATATATTGCCTGGCCTTGCCTGTCCATTCGATTACACCCCATATCCCATCCGCGCCCTTGTTTATCAGCTTCTTTACCCATCCGGCGGCCGGCGCTTCAACTGGCGGGTCAGATAATGTCTGATGCTCATAATCAATAACCATATCGTTTTTGTGTGCCTCGAAATCGCTTATAACCGCCTGTGCGCTCTCCTGATCCAGCACAAAAACACCTTTCGGCGTAATGGTGCGGCCGGCTGGGATGACCTGAATTTCAGCAGGAGCTACACCCTGAAAATCCTTACCTATAAAAATTATGTAATTATCCATCCGTTCCTTCCTCCTTATTACCGTTGAAACACCGTTGCGAATTGTTCAGGCTGCAAATTTCCGGTATGACCCGTATATTTACTCACATTGTTTTCTTTCATGCGCCACAACGCAAATATGAGCATCTTTACTTTCCTCCATCTGTAATATATTGGATCAACCGTTGTCTTATTTTTCCCATGCCTGTCTCAGGTATGATGAGGAATGGCCTTGCCGGTATAGTGACGCCGGGGCGCTTGACCGATTTTACCGGATGAGCTGCCCCCGGCCAGAAGAGCGCCTTTTTATTCTTAGGTCTGATAACGGTTGGTGGAGTCTTGCCTCCAAATTGATGTATGGCTGCATATTTCACGTTTGTACCAACGACTGCTTGTGTGTCGGTTGCCTTTGCCGATATAGAGGCTGCAAGGTGTCCGTGCATCTGGAGTATCTTTCCCGGCCAGTATCCTTGTTTTGTCCTGTTTGCGATGGTTGACGCTTTCAGAGGTTCCCATTTCGGCCTGCCCTGCTGCGCGAAATTTTCTTCCACTTCGTCCCTCATGATCTCCGATATGCTTCTCATGATCGGCTGCATGTGTTTAATACGTGATTGCAGGGTTTTTAAGAGGTTCTGCACGCCGGTATCATCGACTTTGATGGTTATGTCCATAAAAAATTTCCTCTTATCATTCCAAAATGTGCTATAATATGAGCATGTGGATATTTACCAACAAAGGGTTTCTTTCTATCATTCAGGACTGGGATAATCCTGATAACATGATTGTTCGCGCGCGGTTTCCCGGTCACATTAAGGCGCTGTTTTCTAATGCAAAGGTTAAGAAAACACCGGAGAGAGATTACCGGTACAGGGCTTTTATCCCTCGTGAAGAGGTTGCAGAAAAGGTGAAATCCCTTGCCGAGGGCATTGATTATTCCAATTTCAAGGATTCTGTCCGTGATTCTGAGTACCATCATGCCTGCACAGGCGTATGGTCGGTCATGTACAGGGCGCAAAAATAAGGAGGACACACCATGCAAGAGATACCGGAAAAATATCAATATTTGAAGGATGTCTTTGATGATCCTATGTTTAAAGAAGAAAAACCACAAATTGAGGAGTTTGCAAAAAAATACGGCTGCGACCTTGGCCATTTGACAGATGAACAAATGTCTCTTCTTAATTCGAGACTTGAGCGGCTCATGAGCAATAATGCTGTTATCAGTGTGACATAAATTCATAATTCTTCCAATTCAATATGCCATTTGTTGTTTATCATCTCTTTCTTCAGCACTTTGTATTGTTTACCTGATTTTAGAATAAATTCATTTTCTGAACTAAAATCACTTATTAACTTGACTAAGCCGCCTTCCTTTTTCGTAAGATTTATTTTATAGATGACATTTTTACCAGAGGTAAAAGGGGATGTTTCTGAACTGGATTGATAGCCAGGGAGAATTACATTTCTGCCTTCTATAAATTTACTTTCTATAACTTCATTAGTTAGCTTTGTTCCCCTGTACACCACGCTGTTGTTGGTTTTGGGTAACTTGTCCAGTGCGTTGTCCATTTGCCTCTTAATAGAGTTTATAGTTCTGTCGTCCAACTCCCTGAAATGGCTGTTATATACTTCCCCCGCTTTCTTCACGAGGGTTCCGTTGATGTCGTGATAGTATGAATTCCCCGTATAGCCCTTTGTTATTACGTATTCAAGCTCTGATAGCATTGACCTTATCTCCTCTCTTGCCTGTACGTATTGTCTCTTGTAGTAGTCATACCCACTGCCCATATAACGTTTGATGTTAAGTTTATCGGCGCCGGCGCCTTCAAGCGATTTCATATACTTCACAAGGGAATTTCTTCTGGCTATGAGCGCATCGGTTAATTCTTTGCTCTCGATTTCGCTAAACCCTGCCGATTTCATAATGTCCATAACACCGGAACTGTTTAGCTTTTTTAGCCATGTTGTATATTTCTTTCCAAATAGGGCATTGTTTTTATCAATTTCACCAAATACTTTCGCCGATTGTGGATTTTTGGAAGGGCTAAGGAATGTAGAGACTTCATCGATGTCTGTGCCATAGGATTTGGGCAGTCCTTTTGCTCTGAATTTGAATGATCCCCCTGCGTCAATAAGCGTAAGTTTACCCTTGCTGTTCAAAAGCAGGTTGTCATATTCCATACCCACAACATCCCAGTTTTTGACAAGCACCGAAGAATGAAATATCTTTGCCAAGTCCTCCGGGTGTTGCGTCATTTCCTGAGCAGTTATCCGTTTCAGATCGGGATGCCATTTTGTTATAAAAGCAAGTTTTTTATTCCCGCTGAAAGTTTGTAACTCTGCAAGATAAGATTCGGGAACTTCTACACCAAGCGATTTATAAATCTTGTTGGCCGCGTATTCTGTTCTTGCCTGATTTGCATCTGCGTAGAACTTTACATAGAATTTCTCACCTTCGACGTTCTCGTATATGCCGCCAGGGTTGCTGCCCTTCTGTGTTCCTTGTATAGGTTTAAGGTCGGCAAATGGATTTGTTACCCCTGCCTTGAACTCCGCCATTTCCTTTTCAAAGGCCGCCCTGATGTCCTTGTTGTACTTCCTCAAGTCGGGTTTCCAGAACTTCTCGCCGGGGTTGTAGCTCCATCCGGGGTCGGTGAAGAGTTTTTTCCCTGTGACAGGGTCGACATACGCCGCTGTGGGCTTTGTGTAGCCTCCGACTGTGAGTCTTTCCTCCCATACCATGTTGTCCTTGCCTGATTCGACGGTTAACTTCCTTGCTTCAACGTCCTGCTCTGAGAGGCTGCGCACGCGGCACCTGCATTGAAAACCGTTCGGCGGATAATGCACCTTCCAGAATGGATCATCATATCTGAACACCTTACCGTTTAAAGCCGAATGCGCCGGTCTTGTCCTGGAATCCATAACCGCCACATATTGCCAATAAGGACGGTCCTTGACGTTCTCCATCATCTCGCGGTATCTGCCCGCCATGAATGCGGTCTGTATGTTCGTTCTATACATATTCTCCAGACGATAGGGCATTTTTTCGGGGGAATTGGACAACCAGCCCTTCGCCTGGAGACGTGGGATTAAACTATCCTTAAATTCCTGCAACGGCATTCCTTCGGCCATCGCCTTGTCTATCATGCCCTTGATATCCTGCAATATGTCCATCCTTGCGACGCCTGCAACTGTAAAGGCTTTTGTTTGGGAGTCCTGCCATAGGGATTGCCAGTCATATGTAGTTTTGTATCCCTTAGATGAAAAATACTCAATTGCCTTTTCAGGGGGAAGACCGATGGCATAAGAGAGATCAACGGCCTGCTTACCGGGCATTGGCGCCGCCCCAGAGGTCATTCACATAGATGGCTTTCTGCATCAATTGTTCAACTGTCCGCATATCAATGGACGGATAAGCGGTTATAATCGCAGCCACGATGTCATCATAGGTGTCGCCCTTGTTTATCATGGTGATTATATGGGATGTAACAGGGTCTAACTGTCCGGGTTGTGGTAGTTCGATTGCATCGACTGCCACCTGATCCGGGAAGAGGCGATTAAGAGCATTAGCCATGCCATCGGTGTTGAACATTATGGAATTAGCCTGTTGTCTGTTATCCCCGCTACCAATCAGAGGCTTGCTTATTGTCTCTTCCCCTTTTTCCGGCTCAGGGATGCCAAAACGCTCCTGTATATGCTTTACACCTATCCGCGTATAACCCACATCTTTTACGAGTACCCCGTAGACCTTTGCTGTCTTCTCCAGGTCTTCACTGCCCTCGAAGTGGAACTTAAATATGGGGACGCCTTTCCCCTCGCCATAATTAAACGCTACCCAGGGAGCAAAAAGCCCGAGTTTGATTGTGTTCTGAAGAGCCTTTGCATCCGATTCGAGAAGATCCTGCCGGATATTTTTTGCCTGGTCTTCATTGCCAAGCTTGCCCGGTGTCCCCTCGGCTGATCCGGTATGCCCCAAAATTGCCTTGCTCATTGCCCTATCACAGAAGTCTGCAAAGTCCCTGTGTGTTGTATTACTTCCTGACGCTTTGGCTTCGACGAGTTCGATCAGCGTGGAATCCGAAATCACCGCCGCCGCGTCAACGCCGAGATTAAAGACCGCCTGTTTCAGTGTTTCAATATCGGCAGGGTTTGCTGCGGACGAATATTTGCCGATGCGCATAGGCACGGAAAACAACTCATTAAATATCAACCAGTCTTTGATATCATAATTCTTAAATAGGTACATATATGCACACGGCCTCAGCAACCCCCCGCGAGGGACAGCCCCGGAGCGGGCCTTGTGACGATGCACAACAAATTTATTCGGGGGTAATTCTTCTCCCCAGATAGGATTTGCATCGGTGATAAGTTGCGGTGTTTTGAGTATCACATCGGGGGAATTAAAAGTAAATCGCTTCTGATGCACCCACTCTATGTTTTTAACCCAGACCTGGCCTTCTGAAATATCCCACATTATTTCGCCTACAGAAAAACCTTTACCCACTGCATCCAGCAGATTAAACAGGGCGTCTTCAAAGTCTTCTATATACTCGATCATCTCCTTTGCTGCTTCGGCGATCTTCTTATCCTCCGGCGTGGTTGACGCAGGAAGTATTTCCCATTCCAGGCCGGTTACCGCAATCTTTCTCGTTTGCAAAATGCCGGTCAGGTGAAGGTCTTTTTCTTCCATCTCTTCAAAAAGTTCCGCCTGGCGCATCACATCGCCCTGGTCAGCTTCTTTGAATATAGTCGCCAGTCGCTCTGGCGTAAGACCCTGTGACGGATACGAACCGTAACGATCCCGCACTGTCTGTATTGCAATTTCGTTGAGAATCGGCTTGTTTGCCTTTATTCCCCTGCTTTGCGAGGACAAGTCCCTGCCGTATTGATCAACTATCATTACCACCCACCTCTCATACCGGCTAAACCCGACCTGTGCGTATCGCCCCGGTCATCATTGCTGAATCTATCGTAATTGTCATCCACCCGGCCAAACATAGGGCGCCTGGATACGGTTTCATACGTTACAACGCCTGTCGGGTTTGTTGCTGCATGTGTTCCAAGCGCCGCTGCCCAGAAATGATCTGCATGTCCTGCGTCGGTTCGCTCTGCATCAAAACGGGTATTCCCTGCGGCGGTTGTAATTTTCTTAATTGAATGGAGGTCGTCTCTGATCTCCCGGTCTATCGGTATTCTGATGGTTCTGTCCTCAAAGTGTCTCCTTATCGTAACAGCCATATCCTCTTTGGCCGAAGCTGTAAACATGACTGCCTCTGCGCGGCTCCCGTATTTTTCGACCGCTTCCTCGGCAAGCTGCATTCCGAGGCCCGTAGCATCTATGCAACACCGGCGCGTAAAGGGCAGATAGGTAAATAATATTTCCCTCTGGATTCTGAATGGCTCTCTAAAGAGTCTTCGCACCATGCGAGTCCATAGAACATCTCCAACTTTTTCCCATATCCATATAACGGTAAGGTCTTTCTTGCGTCCAATGTCCACCCCCATATAGAGATCACCCTGCAGGGCTGCAATATTCTGTATCTCTATACCGGCTCTTTCATCTTCACAGGATGTAATCATCTCGTAGGTAATATATGCCGTTGCTTCATCGATGAATCTGCATTCATACTCCTGCGCCCATGCGTCGGGGTCGGAGATTCCCGCCCGTAATTCTTCAATATTTCTGGGAAGCCCATCGGCGACTGCCTGATATATATCTGTCGTATGTCTCGACCATGTGCCGCTCTGATCTGTCATTAGCTCATAAAACTTATTGCTTTTGCCGTTTGGTGTTGAAATAACTCTCAGCATTAAACCCGGTTTGGAGACAATAGGGAAAACCGCCTGCCATATTTTGCGTGAATCGGCGTGGAAGGCAAATTCATCAAGGAGAACATTAGCTGAAAAACCTCTTGCTGTATCAGGGTTGGAAGGTAAAGCGGTAATTCTGGAGCCCCCCGGCAATATTACCTCCAACGCCCGCACAGTCGGCTCCCAGTCATATTCGAGCGCCCGAAAGCCTGTTCTGAAAGCAGCCAAATGTCTTTTTATTCCCTCTTCCATAGCTTCTCTGGCCTGCCTTTCTCCACGCGACAGGATTACCCAGCGGGATTTCTGCCGCCGGGATTCTTTTCCCAAACAGTCATTCACAATTTCAAACGTTGCCGTGAACGTTTTCCCGCACTGTCTGGACATCATGCCGGCCTTGAACTTAGCCTGATCTTTTACCCATTGTTGCTGATAATCATACAGCACAACAGCAGGGGATGTTTCTCTCTTCCGTGATTGAGGCTGAATTTTGTTTAAATCTTGCCAATGATTACCCTGCAATGCCATATATCTCCTCTCTCACCCTTCTTAAAGTTTCTTCATCTATGGCCCCGGCAAGATTTTTCTCTACATTTTCGGCTGCTGCTGCGGTTTTTTGTTTTATTTCAGCCATCCATCGCTTTTGTGCAATGCTCGCGCGGCTCAAATCTGCTACCATGCGTCCGAGCGATGCCAGAGACATGTCGCCCGGCTCCTCCATCCTGACCAGCGCCTGGAATGCCTTCTCCTGCACGAGCGCCATCAGCGCATCGCTCTTTACTCCGGCATCATCGCCTGCAGCGTCTACAACCGCCCGCGCTTGCTCTGTTGCAACCCTTATGGCGCCCAGCCGTTGTTCAAACTCCGTACCGTAACGGTGCAGAGCCGACTTGGATATTTCATAGCCCTCGCTGATAAGCCATTCAGATAAGGCTTCATATCCGGCAAACCCCCCGGAAATCAGCCTGTTATTTAGATCGGCTTTAACGTTATCAGGCAGCGTTAATATCTTTGATCTCTGTGGCATCTGCTCACCAGTATTTCTTTGGACGGGCTATGCCTGGATGACAATCAACTGTGTACTCAATAATATCTATGCCGTGGTTATTAATCTTTGCAAACCATATGGGGGTATCGCGTTTTGTGACTGTTGCGAGCTCGCGCTCGTTTAAATAATCCAGTTCCCGACGTATATCCATAATGGTCACATCAAGAATTACAGGCTCAATTACATTTTTAATAATCGCTTCGGATGTCCCGACAGGCTGGGCTGCATAGAGTGCGCGCAGTATCAGCCATCGCAATTCTTCTCTTCGGGCTTTTTCGATATCCATCATTCCCCCTTTTTAGTTTGCTTCTCAACCCGATCATAAATACGGTCGAGTTTGGCGTTAATCGCGACCTCATTGCGGATAAAATCTTCACGACGCACATAGCAGATAGGCAGATCAGCTTTTATTTCGTATAATTGTCGCTCCACTGCCTCAACTTTTCTGTTGTTTTCGGCGTGTTTCTCGTCAATCTGGCTGAGCGATCGGGTTATAATGTACTTTACGTACGCCATCACAATTACGTTGCACGCTGTAACGAGAGTTGCGCATATCGCAATGATTTGCCACCCGTACATCAGTGCGCCCCATCTAATATAATTTTAAGTTCGCTCGCATATCCCTTCATAAGTTCAATATTTTTAAGCAGAGCTTTTGCACCCTCGCTATTCAGACAGTATTTATCGCTGCATTTATCCCATGTCACACGGTAATAGCATGGCTCTACTGGCGTAGGCGGTAACTGTTTTTCTACATATTCAATACTACTTATTTGCCGGACCGACCCACACCCTGTTAAGTTCATAGAGAATAGGATCAGTGCCGCCGGTAAGACCATTTTCCACATATTTCCCCTCTTTGCCTGCCCCCGGAAGATTTGGCCGGGGGGTTGTATCTGGCATATTCGGCTTCAGTTCGTCTATTTCCCTGATGCGATCCATAAGCTCATTCCTGACAGAAATCCGTTTTTCGCAGTTTGCTGTCGCTTTTTGAATATCTGCTTTTAATTTTATTATTGTTTCTCCACATACTTTATTCGCATCCTGGCAGGACAATATTTCTGCTTTTTGCACGGCAAGGCGGTTCTTTAATGCATCCATGCGGATGCCCTGTATTTTCCATGCGCATCCTCCGGCGATTACGGCGCCGATCAGGTAAGGGCAAAGAATGCGGGCTATCTGCAAATATCCCATATTGCTCAAGCCTTTGTTATCGCGTCACGTATGAAAAGCATGCTCGCTCCGGTCAGCGCCTGGGTAAGCGCGCCTGCTATGGTATATTCTTTGGAGATATACCCGGCCACAGCGGAAACAACCATTACAATTGCTGTCCAGTTGGTTTTAGACCTGAAAAACTCTTTCAGTGATTGATTGAATATCATCGCTCCCCCTCCTTCTATGTTCTATGTTCTATGTTCTATGTTCAACGTTGAACCTTGAACCTTGAACTTTGAACGGTTTTATATCGTTACAATCGCATTGCCGCTTCGTATGCGCCCATTGCCCTGTTTATCCAACCGTGGCGGTATTTTGCATACTTGGCAGGGTTTCGTTTGCAAAGACTCTCATAAAACGCTATTCTCCGCTCGCGGATCAGTATCGGGTCAAGCGGGTTATACAGCATCTGGCTTGCCGCCATAGGCCCGGCGTTGTATGCAAAATCTGCGGCCTGGAGATCTATGCCGGCAGGAAGTTTATCCGCACCGACACGGTCCCAGAACTCCTTTTTGAATGCCTGACGGACTACATCGACAGTAACAAGTCTTACGTCTGCCCCGTCCACGTCTCCGTCGTGATCAAGATCGAGCCGCAGCGCCTTCATCAGCCTGAGCGTGAGACCCATTTGTGTGGGGCCTGCATGATCAACGGTGTATCCGCCTTCTGCGTTAAGAATAAACTTTAATGTCGGTTCAAAGTTCTCTTTCACGGCCATAAACCATCATGTAGTGTGGGTGTGCCATTGTGGGGATTGTATACCTTATTAATATATTGGTTCTATTGAACTGTTCAGGAATTATTAGTCTGAAACGCCGGCGGGGAAAAGACCTTCCTGGCCTTTGTGAATGACGCCCTTTTTCTCTAATACTTTGTAGACAAATCGTTCAGACACGTCGAGGAGCCGGCAAAGCTCCTTGATGTTGTGCCCGTTGCAATACTTTTTGATGTACCGTTCTTTAATCTGGTTGAGAGGCGAGGTTGACATGTAGATGGGCATGGACGGGAATTCCTCCCATAATTTAATCAGGATATCAAGGCCGCAGTGGTCGTAGACAAGCTTCACATCCTTGTCGAGTAAATCCTCAATCTCTACGTCCCTTACCCAGTCAAGGGTTCTATCCGGCATCTCTCACCTTTGTTTTCCCAGGATAATCGTCCTTTAACTCTACCGTTATCATGCCGCAGAGCGGGCAATTGTAATACCAGTAGAAGCTGTCCTGTCCATATCTCTTCATTATTCCATCACAGTTCCAACAGGCAATCCCAGATGTAGTGATGTTTTGATCTGTCACGCTGCTCTCCGGTTTTTGTAATACACCTCGTTATACTCGCGCTTCGCAACATCTATGCAATCTTCACAATACTTTCTGTTCGGACCGCCTTCGAACGGATCACCGCATCTTTTGCATATGCCGGGAACAAGTGCGCGATGTTTGTTCCCGTTCGTTTTTTTCCCCTTGTGCATCGGGCAGGCATGTGCCGATCTTACCTGATCTTCGTCATTTGGTTCTCGCCTCGGGTATGCGGGATATATCCTTTCTCCGCATTTCCAGCAGAAATATATCTCAATACCGCGTATCCGGTCATGGTCGGGTTGCATTTCTGCCGAGTTACATTTCGGGCATATCACAGGCTATCCTCCTTTGCCGCAAACATGGTGCAGCGCTCGTTCTCGTGGCGGGCATTTCTCGGGATCAGCCGGTCAAGCAAAGTATTGAGCTGCGCTATGTAAAATCTGTCCATAGCAAAAACGGCGTGCACATCCAGCACAGGGCAACCCCTGTCAAAACCTTTGTTGCCAAAATGCCCGCAGTTTTCACAATATTCCTTCAGATATATTAATTTATCTCCTATATCGTTAAAGTACGCCATTCGTCCTCCCTTTTTATATCGTTCTATGTTCTATGTTCTATGTTCAACGTTGAACCTTAAACCTTGAACTTTGAACGGTTTTATCCTCCTACGGTCTCGTCAGCTGGGGCATAAACCGCAAGACCCGTGCAGGCGGTTTTATCCGTCCCGCCGGGTTTCGACCTTTCAAATCCTCATATGTTTGTTGATAATTTCTTCACCTCCCTGTTACCCCTCTCCATCAAGCAGCAGGTGCATATATTCAAGCGTTGCTTTGCACGCCGCTTTCATTGGGTCGGTCATATCTTCCGTATCAAGCGCCATCTTATAAAATTCCTGTACCGCCTCAGTAAAGCGCATCTTAATTGCATCCATCTGTTCCAGAAAGGCCTTTTCCTCCGGTGATATGCCCTCATCGTCGGCGGCTTTTTTAAATTTCTCCAGCACCCGAATGGTCTTCTTTAACTTTCTGAGGGCTTCCTGATGTTCTTTTTCCAGTGATTTCTTTTCTTCCTCTGCTTTTTCTTCAGCCCTGCGAAGTTTCTCGTCTCTGGCCTCGATAATAAGCTTGACCTCGTCAGGGGTAAAGTCTATTTCGTGGTCATCTATAATGAACTTATTGTTTTCGATAACTGCCTCAACTCCCGTTTTTCGGGAGAGTGTGTCTATATCCCCCAGTTGTAAGTATTTAATTTTATTCAAGTCATACCCTACATGACTCCCGAAATTCAGGAGTGCATCTTGTCTAAACTCTCCGATTTTGTCCAAATCACGCTGGCATTGCTTCACATCCAACCCTGTGTCAATACACCATTTTGTCCATAAGCCAAGCGGCTTTAAGCGGGCCTTTGTGTCTCTCAAAAAAATAACCCTGAGCACCCTCTCCAGATTTTCTCTCATGGCAGCGCCCCTGACTTTGGCTTCCATTTCTGTTTTATAAATCTCATATTTTATTTGTTCGTCCTTGCCTAAATTCTGCCATCCTTTTGTTTCGGCATCCGGCTCTTCATTCAAATCATTACTTTTTATCTCTTCCAACATCTCTCCTCCTTTCGTATACAATCTTTTCAATAATGCGCTTTTTCGCGCCCAGCAAAAACAATTTCTCGTCAGGCCACTTCTCAACGGCTGCCCTATCTAATGCTTTTGATATTACAACAACCTCATTAAACCCGTATTCCTCGCATTTTGTGATGGCGTCTCGCGGGATGGTAACCTTTTCGGCAATCTCACGTAGAAGCTGCCCGTATTCTGTTGCATATATATCGCTTGCGCCGAATATTTCTTTTCTCGCCTGGTGTGCCGCTTTAAGCATCTCTTTTTCAATACCCGCTGCTTTTTCCTTGAGCGTGTTGATCGATGCAGCGTATTTCTTTGCTACTGCGTCTATTTCGTTGTCATATTGACGCTGTATCCCCTCCGCTTCGTCGGTGATAAGACTGAGTATCCTCATATATTCGGATATTCTATGCTGCATCAGGTTCCTCCTTTACACGTTGAGCCGTCATGCGCAGGTGCATTTGTCCGAGATATTCCGGCAGCGTTAAGCGTTTTATCGTCGATACTCTTTTGAGTATTTTTAATGCCCTGGTTTCCATGCGCCTCAGATAGCCGTGTATCTCACTGCCCGCTGCCGCCAGATAGTAACCACCATATGCGGCGTTGGACGTTGAACATATTGCTATGCCCTCATCTCTAAGCGTGGTCACTAAATACCTCACATATCGCGTATCGCTGATCTTGTTTGCCCAGGGTTTATCGTATACCAGTTCGTACAGTTCAGCCATGCTGATTGCATTTGTTTCGCCGACATGCTTTGTCATCTCGCAAAGCAGCTTTGCTCTTTTTTCTGGTGTGTCGATCTTTTCTTTTATTCTCTTCCCATTTTTTTGCATAATACCTCCTTTTTTATATCGTTCTATGTTCTATGTTCTATGTTCTATGTTCAACGTTGAACCTTGAACCTTGAACTTTGAACGGTTTTATTTGGAAGGCTGGAGGGTTGGTACGCTACTGCCCACTCTCCGGGCCGTTTCCCGCCGTCCAGGAATTCCTTATATGCCAATTGCCTTTTCAATCTTATTTCGTCATATTCAAGTTTCATATCTATCTGCGCCCACACCAGAAGAAACAACAGTGCGAGTGCAATCGACCAAAGCGTTTTTTCGAATCTGTCAATCTTCATCTTTCCCTCTCCCTGCGGCTATAAATCCTCCTAAAAACCACATCGCCACCAGCGCTGCTACAATATATATCGCTATCCACCACCACATGTTGTCCTCCTTTTTTATATCGTTCTATGTTCTATGTTCAACGTTGAACCTTGAACCTTGAACTTTGAACGGTTTTATTTGGAAGGCTGGCTAACCCTCCCGGTTACCACCTCTTTGGTCAGCCTGTATTTCTTGCTGTGTCGCATCTTTTCCATGCCTGTTATAATTCCGCGTGCCTTATCAACTGTCAGCCAGCCTATGTGATCTATCCACCTGGCTGTATCTTTCCCGTGCCATTTGATATAGCCTTTAAGGTGCTCGTCGCCCCACCCAAGTTGCCTCTGTAGCCATCTGATCCTTCTCCAGGGAGCTGCCATTGGCGTCCCGGCAAAATACCTGTCTATCGAATTTTTAACCCCTTGATCCCTTACCCCCTTCGTTTCAAGATCATTCATGAGCCGGATAAACTCATCTCTTGTGAGGGCGTGCAGCTTTTCTTTACCTGGAAACATTTTTCCTATGAGGTTATACACCGATTCCTTGCTCATCCCCACCGCCCGTGCCATCGCCCAGAACTGCCTGAGTTCAATCGGCTCCCAGGGCACATCCATATTCTGCGGTACCCGATTAACGCCATTTAATACCCTGTCTCTATTCGTCTCTCTATTCACTGTTCACCCTCCACTATTCACTGCCTTTCTTACACTTCGGACACGTCCTCGCCAGCCTTACCCTGATCGGATTCACCGCAGCAAACGGGCGGTTCCGCTCTTCAACACATTTGCTCAGGGTAATCTCTCCGAGTACCGGACATTCAACGATGGATTGCGAAAATTTCTCTTCTGCTGCCTTGAGAATTCTGTCCGGTTTGCCTTTGTAGTTGCCGTTCAGGACATGACATACAGCAGTCTTGTTGTACCCAATCTGTTTAGCCACTTCCTGAAGGCCGAGCTTTTCAACCATCTGTTGCAACAGTTCCTTGCTGTTTTTGTTAATCTCCCGGCTATTCACTGTTCACCATTCACTATTCACTGTTTTTTTATCGGCCATACAACCTCTTTTAAATTCGGGTCCCATATCTGTTTGACCCTCTGGATCATGGGGGCTTTCGGGCCGGTATACCGTATTATCATGTATACCGCCTTTTCTCCTTCGCCCATTTTTTTCAGATACCCGGCTTTGGTAAGATACCGAACATATGTTTTTACCTCTTCTCGTGCCACAGGGTGTTCCTCAGTCCCGGACACAGCCCATATGGTAGCAAGGTCAAACCGTTTCAAAATGCGCATGGATCTCCATATATTCTGTCTGCCCTGACCCTGTGTGACCGTTGTTCCATCCTTTCTTACTCTCGGAGCTTCAAGGGATTCACGTACAATCCGGTATTGATACCGTATCGCACACACACCTTTCCCGGCGGATAATTCGGCAGATACAGGTTCCCGCACCATGTACCCCGCCTTAACCAGACTTCTTACATACTGATCTATTGTAGTTTTATCCATTTTTATCTTTCGTAAGAGTTGGGAAGTGGTAAACAGCTTGAGATTACACATCTCTTTCCAGACATCGTCGCGGTTAGCAAAAGGCTTTGCCATATTTACCGGGCACCTCATCGCACATACTCCTTGCGTACAACAGCTTCGCCTGTCCAGAATCCTTTTTTTAGCGCTGCCCAGCCGGACATCTCAATTGCGGTCTTGCCGGCATTAAGCGTTTCCTCCTCTATCCTGGCAAGATTGACGCAAATACGCCGTATGCTGCCCTTTGCCCTCTTTGCCACCTCTGCAACCAGATCGTCGGCGATAGATACGCGGTGGCAGTAAAATTTTGAAAGTACCTTTGCGTCTCCCGCATCGGCGGCCTGTGCTGGGACAAAATCCAGGATTCTTCCATGAAATCTTTCCCATTTCACCAGGTCGTTCGGAAGATTTTCCTCGCCGATAAGCAGCATCGGGACATGAGACCCTTCATAAATATCCCTTACAATCTCAACGGCATCGCGCTTGACTATATGATCCATTTCGTCGATGATAAGCGGCTTGTCCGTCCTGACAAGGGCATCTGATATCTGCTCGGTCAAATCATACATTGTATGCGCCGGCACCAGCCCCATCTCGCGGGCGATTGCTGACAATATGGCCTTTTTTGTCCATGTTGATTTACATTCGATGTAGTAAGCCTGATACTTGTTTGCCGTATAAGCGGCGGCAAAGCTCTTCCCAAACCCACTGGGCCCGTAAAAACAGACCATCCCGGGTAGGTGTTGTGGTCTGGTTATGGCACGATCCAGCGCCCTGCCGCACATGGCGACGTTCTTCAGCGGCGCTATGGTATCGCTGATCCTGTTTTCTATCATATTGTTCCTCCCGCTAAGTATATTTCTCCGTAATCCTCAAAGAGGTCTTTGCACATTCTGTAGTCTCCAGTCTGGGGATATCGGGCGTAAAAATCGGCTTCCATATTTGTTAATGGTTTATTGAGTTCGAGACAACCTTGTATTTTCATGTAATAGGCAAATTTATCTCTCCCGTCGGGCAGGCTCCAGGGGTCAATATCCTGTGTGCCATGCAGAGAAAACTGTTGTTCCAGCTTTCTCTGCTCCTCTGTTGCCATTACCTTATAGCGATCTGCTTCCTGCTTCTCTTCAAACTTTTTCAACTGGTAAACCTTTTGCTCTTTCTCAATTTCCTTTGCTGTGGCCGTGGCGCCGGTGATCTTTATAACTTCCCTTGCTGTGGCTTCAGGTTTATAGAGATCAAAGCCTTCCCTTACGCGCCGGGCCTGCTCATTGACCCATTTCATGATCCGAGCCTGGTGCGCGCGCTTGATTGCCAAACTGTCGCGGTCGTCAGGGTGTTGGACATGCCAGGGTTCGGCTATGTCGATAAATTCGCCGGATGCGTCAATAAGCGATGCCGGAGCCTGCCTATCGTATGGGTCAACGCAGATCCGCACTGCATCCTTGCGACCGGAGAGAGCCGGTGAGTAATATGATCTGTGGTCATTTGCGCGGACTGTGACATTTACCAATGATTGTCGAGGTTTGCGCTCGAATGTCGGCAGGCAGATATAATCCAGTGTGCGGTCGTCAAACTTTGTCCTGGGTTGTTTCCTCAAGCCGTCAAGGAAAAAATCAAAAGGCACTATTTTCCCGCCTTCTTTGAGCTGCTTTTCCGCCCTGTTGTGTTCGTCTACAACGTCAAAAACGACAGTGATAAAGTCTTGTATGCGCATGAGACCGCCGTGTTTTGCCTGCTTTTTCAGCAGTTCCTGCTGCTCTTTATTTGCCCAGGGGTCTTCAGTGTTGCGTTTCCGGTATCCGGGCAGGTTTTTTGCCCGAAGCCGTATATCAAATATATTCATGATGTTTTCGATCGGCTTCCCCCAGGGTTTGCCCGGCTGTGCCTTCCTGTGTTCTACCCCCTCATCAATAGGGATGTCTCCGTACTTCTCGGCCATCGCCGCAAAATCGTCCGTATTGCTGTATCCGGCTAATCCCTGCCGTATTTTTGTGATATGCTTCGACCCCTCCGGTTTGCCCCAATCCGTGAAAATCTCATCAGGCACACCATACCTCAGGGCCTCGCGCAGTGAATTCCCTACGGTAAGCTGGTTGTAATGGTTGAGTTCTATCCAGACCCCGGTAATCATTCTGGACGAACAATCCATCCAGAAATAGCCCTCTGGTTTTATGATGCTGTCTGTCTCGGGGTCGTAAGTTGCATAATCAAATATCTTCTGATCTCCGCAGATAACTGATTGTACTGGTACGGCAGTCCATTGTCTGATGATTTTCGGTAATCCGTGCAGTTCAAAGCCTGTCGCCCCTCTACTGATCCGCAGCCAGATAGACGGCGGTATCTTCTTCACGAGTCTGGTAAAACTTACATATTCTCCAATCTTCCAGGCGTTATCCTGCCCACCCGGAATTTTTACGGATTGCGCCCGTATTTTTTCGTATGCCGCCCGCATCCCGGCCTTCATATCGTTCGCATAAGCAAGCAACCCGCAGGCCAGCGCCTCCGGCGTGAATGATGATGACTCCGGCAGCTCCACCCGTTCTTCCCCGAGCGTAATGCGGTGTACCGTGCGCGCCCTCAGTTTATCAACATCGTCAATCCACCGGCGGATCTGCAGCTTTGATTTGTTGTATTTTGTTGCCAGGTTGTCAAGGAGCCTTTCCCTACCCTTGTAGGCCGGGCAGTTATTGAATGCCTGTGCGCAGGCTATCTTTGCCTGCCACACAGGATCGGATAATTCGGCGGGAGAAAGGGAAATTTTTCGGGAAGATAGGTACTCCTGCATAGTCTCGGCATCCATTGCGACTATGCCTGCCTCTGCTTCAAGCAAAGCTATCCGGGTTGCCTCGGGCAGGGATGAGATGTGGTATTCCCTGCGTTTGCCTCCAGGGCCGCCCGGCGCGGGCACATCCCGAAATGTCCAGTGTTCGTTACGGGCCTTTCTAACGACCCCGCTTTTTGTCCCCGGGATCCCTGTAGTGCCTGCCAGCTCTTTTGCTGAGTGCCATTCCTTCATAGTTCACATCTCCGTTTTAGTGTGATATAGTTGATTATTCTTCTAAGTCTAAATAAGGGGGTTTCAATCATGGCAACATCAACATGCATTAAGTGCGGTAACACTGAATTTGAGGTTAAAGAGGCCAAACCCTTACACTCCAACTTCAGGCTCTATTTTATACAGTGCGCCCACTGCGGCGCCGTCGTAGGCGCTATGGATTATTTGAACATCGGATATTTTGTTAAAAAAATCGCCGACAAACTTAGCATCACCGAGACCGGCCAATCTATAACCAAATGATGCATTAGCCTGGCCCCAAGATTCTGCACAATGCCGACATATAAACAATGCCGCGGGAACCGCCATATGATCCAAATAAACGGCGAATATCTCTCCGGGCGTCATTGTTCTGCCTAAACTACAATCATGATTTACCATTATTCTTCCTCCAATAGTTTGCGTTCCAGTTCTTTCAATTCATGCTGTTCGCGGGATATCTTTTCTTTCAGTTGCCCGATTTTTGCATGGACAACCTCTTTCCCCCTCATAGCCTTATGATTTGACGCTTCCGAAATGAGGTAAAGTATCTCATATTCTCCGGTGATCCAGCATATTGCAGGTATCAATTCGGCGGGTATCCCCCACCGCTTGTTACCGTTATGATCAGTATTAGGCGATTCAAAATCCCCTGCCGGCGCAGTCCACTTTCGGAGGGAGGAAGGCGATACCTCCATGCCTGTAATGCTGTATATATCCGCGCAAATCAGTTCATCTTTCTTGCCGGATTTTCGGAGCGCAGCCGACAGCGCTTGTCTGATCTGTGAGCCTAATCCATGAGACGGGGG